ATATTTGCTTGACCAATCCGAAGAAACGTTAAAAGAAATTATTGATTTCATAAAAGCAAATAAATAATGAAGTGTCTTTTCACCCAACATCAATGCAGATGTGGTTTTACTTCTTGTTACTATTCTAACACTATGCTTATCGAAAAAGTTATCCACCTTGATTGGTGTGATGAAGACCTCAAAGCTACTCCAAATGGGGTAGATATTTGGGAGAATGATGGTAAGTTTTATTTTACTTGGGAAGCTGGAATGCGAGAAGCGAAGGCACAAGGATTGAGGCTCCCTACGAAAGAGGAGTGGGAAGACAGTTTCGATATTATTTGAAATTCAAAGTTATTGGATTTTCTCAAATTAAATACTGCAGGCTACCGGCATTGGGTTAGTGGACAGTACTGCACTCAGGGGTCGAACGGGTACTACTGGTCTTCTACGCCGAACGCTAACTACTCCTACACCGCGGGCTTCTACTCGGTCGGTGGGAATATCGCGGGTAGCGCTAATCGGGCGAACGGGTTCTCCGTGCGTTGCCTCAAGGGTTAAGTTTTATTTTTATAATTTTCTTTTATATGGAAACTCACGATTATCCTTTCGGGGTCGTATTGAGGATGTTATTCACCACCCATGCACTATAATGTTGCATGGACGTGAATGGATGATGACAGAACTCCGCTAGTTTATGTGGCTCGTCGGAATTCCCGAATACCCACTTTTTTTATTTTTCAGAAAAATGCTAATTTCCAAATGCTGACGTGCAATCTTCCACCAGCCGAAAAAAACAAAATATAAATCCGTAAAAACGAACGGATACGCAAGCAAAAAAGAAAATAACCGGGCTTTTGAATTGAAACTTTTGGAAAGAGCTTGAAAAATACAAAACTTACGAGAGCAAATCAGTTTTTTGCTCCAGGAAAGTTTTGAATACCGAGGCGAAAAAATCCGATCTATAAGTTATGTCGCCGATTTTGTCTATGAACAAGACGGCGAAACTATCGTGGAAGACACCAAGTGATTTTTGACTGATGTTTATAAAATTAAGAAAAAATTGTTGCTGAAGCGATACCCATTTATTATTTTTCGAGAAACATAAAAAACAATTCAATAAAATACGCAAAAAAGTGAAAAAAAGTATTGACAAAAAGACAAAAAATAATATTATATTCTTGTCGTCAAATCAGACGCAAAAACCTTTACAATTTTATTATAATTTTATGAAAACTTTTGAAAATTTTTGTGAAGCATACCAGGTGACTGGCTACTTCCAACAGGCTAGAACGCCGGAAGAGGATAATTATCTACTCAATTCGATGGGATATTCTCCTAAAAAGTACCGATTGTCTTTTTCATCCGATAGAATTACGGATGATATCAGAAATTTAAATTTTCGTTTTCTAAAAAAAGATGAATCAGAACAATATCTGTATTGCACTAGCTTCTCGCTAGGACATGAGTTATACAAGAAGAGGGAAAAAGATGGCGATGATGCCATAGCAAAAGTTTTTTTCCAAAAAATTAAAGACCAAAAACCGGTCAAATTTATCAAATGATCCGATTGAGAATGGAACCGCTCATAATCTCTTGTATCCTGTCCACCATATTGGTGATGGGCTATCAACTCCCTAGATAGGGAGTTTTTTATTTGCATAAAAATTCTTTTGTTTTTATAGCAAAATATAGAAAATAATATTTGCTTTTTTCTATTTTCTCGCTATACTAATGACAACGCTTTCTTCGGAAGAGTGTGATATAATTCTCCTGCATTATGTCACACCCTCTCATAGAACTTCAACGCAAGCGTGGACTATTGGCGGAGCCCCCATTTCATCGCCATATAGTATCGAAAGCAACGGTGATTGGCTCAAGTGGCGTTCAAAAAAATACACTATCTTCTTGCGTGCAAGATGTGTATATGAGAATATTTTTTCAAAAACAACATGGAAATAAAAGCGTATAAACAAACGGAACTTGCTCGGAAAGAATGAGTAACACCCCGAACAATTCTGAATAACAAAAATAGCCTTGTAAAGGTGATTTTTACGAGCGGTAAAAAAAACCACATTCGATACTTGGATTTCCAGATATCGAAATTCTTAAATTCGTTACATGATTAAAATTAAACTTTCACAGCTTAAAAAACTCGAATGAAATCCGAGAATCATATCGACAGAAGATATGGAAAAGCTTAAAGAATCAATAAAAAAGTTCGGTGTCATAGAGTGACGCCCTTTTTTAGTTTCTAACCGCACCGGAGAAAATATCATCATCGGTGGGAATCAAAGATATGAAGCCTGTAAGGCATTATGAATAAAGGATGTCCCCGTTCACATAATGGAATGATTAACGGAGGAACAGGAAAAAGAAATAATCATTCGTGACAATGTCTCAAATGGTAATTGGGATTTTTCGACTCTGGCAAATGAGTGGAATGAAGAAGATCTGATTGACTGGTGAGTAAAAATTGATTTTTGAAATGATATTGATTTTGATAATATCGAAGGAAACCAAGACAGAGAATGCACAAAAAAAGAACAGCAGGTTTGTTGTCCCGACTGCTGAAAGGAATTTACAATATAATTTGTCCTCGGTATGCCTGTTCCATATATGGGGAGCAAGAGAAAATCTGCTTCAAGGATATCAAATGTTATAGAGGCATATTGTCCGTATAATGCGAAAATACTCGTGGAATTATTCACGGGATGATTTGCTGTTTGAGAGGAATTTGTGAAAAAATGATATAAAATTATTGCAAATGACAAAAACAAATATGTGATTGCCCTTTTGCAAAAAGTAATAAAAGAGAAACTAGACGAAGAAAAATGCCTCGAGTGGGTATCCAGTTTAAAATTCAAAGATATTTTGAAAAATCCAGATAAATATGATCCATGGTATGTCTGATATGTCGGGATAATATGGAGTTTCGGAAATAATAATAAGGGATATTTATTTTGACAAGAGATGGAGAATAAAAAACGTTCGCTCTATGATCTTGTTGTGAATAAAAAAATTGATGAATTTATTGAAAAAAACATTCCGAAAAAATATATTGACTGAATCTTGAGACAATCAGACTGGCATTCGAGAAGAATGGCGTTAAAAAAAGTTTTATGCGGATTAAAAAAAAGATGAGACCTGCAAATGCAAAGCCTGGAAAGCCTGGAAAGACTGCAAAGCCTGCAAAGCCTGCAAAGCCTGGAAAAAAATGTGGAATTTTTGTCATCGAGTTACGAAGAAGTCGTAATTCCAAATAATGCAATAGTATATTGCGACCCACCATATCAGTGAACCACTGAATATTCAGAAGGGAATTTTAATCATTCAAAATTTTGGGAGTATATTCGAAAAATATCAAAGACGAATAAAGTATTTACTTCTGAATATACAGCACCAGCAGATTTCAAGTGTATTTATGAATTTTCACAAAAAAGCTCACTGGCTTGAGGCTTACAGTCTCATAACAATCAGCCGAATGAGAAACTATTCATATTTATGAATTAATAGTTGATTTTACAATAATTTTACAATGAATAAAAAAATATGACATTCGTTAAATGACAATCGTGAAACCCAGCTGGGAAACCCCCATGAGCAAGATGTATCGAGACCCTTTTCCGGGACGCAATTAAAAAAATTGCCAAAGACAATCCAGAGGTAAAAGACGTAGAGAGAGAGCTCATTATTACACTATTAGCAAAAGCCAAGAAATGAGATATGCGGGCTATAGAGATATATCTCGACCGTTTATACGGAAAACCAAAGCAAAAGATAGAAACAGAATTGACTGGAAGCATGAATGTGATATCTCCGGAAGATCGGAAACTTTTAGACAAAGTTTTGTCCGAAAACATATAATTTTCAATAGGCGATGAAAAAAAGTGAAGCTCTTCGATATTTGCTTTCCAAAAAAGAAACAAGAAATATTCTCCTGGAGAAAGACTTGTTTCTTTTTGGTTTATATTATTTCCCGGAAGCGTTTAAATATCCATCCGCTGATTTTCACAAACAATGGGCAAAGGATATGATGACGGATAAGAATGTTCTCTTGATAGGTTTCCGAGAGAGTGCTAAAACCTTTTGGGCGTTTGTTAAATTTGTCCATAATATTTGCTACAAAAAAAAACGCTTCCAAATGTTTTATTGTTTCGACCAAAACAAGGCAGGGAATAGGATGTATGATGTCGTCGTTGCTTTACAATCGAATTTAAGAATACGGTCTGATTTTTGAACACTTTTCCCGGAGGAACGGGAACCGAACAAAGCACAAAAGCGGACCATTTCCGAATTCATCACCAAAAATGGCGTAAAATGTAAGGCAATGAGCATTTGAGCTTCTCCTCGAGGGGAAGTATATATATCCGCTGATGGTACCTTCCGCCCCGATGCGGTATTCCTTGACGATATCGACGTTGATAAGTCGGTTGCATCTGTTTTCCAAATTGAAAAAAACTATCTATGGATAAAGGGCGAACTTCTCGGTTGATTATCGGACGATTCGCAAATAATATTTCTCGGAAACGTGATAAAAACCGATGGTATTGTTCTAAGATTCGAGATAGATTACAAAGACTCTCCGTATTGGATCATACGAAGACAAGCCATCATCGAAAATGGGATAATCACATGGGCGAGATTCTCACAAGAAGATATCGACAAGAAACGATCGGAACTTGGCGAGATATCCTTCAATCAAAATATGCTACTGATACCGTACTCTTGAGGGGAGGCGATAGTGAAGAGGGAGAACATCCTCTATAAGACCATGGATGAATGGGACAGAATTATTATTGGAGTCGACCCGGCAATTTCCGAAAAAGCTCTATCGGATTTTTTCGGCATAACAGTAACGGCACATAAGGGGAAACATAAAAACGTCAAAGCCTGTTACGCTCTCAAGGGGAAAGAGAAGGACCCATATTGAGCCGTGCAATTTTTAAGAAAATTATACGACAAATGGCAAGCAAGCTGTATAGTTGTCGAAACCGTTGCTTTCCAACAGATTTTTGCAAGATTATTGAAAGATGCCGGGATGGCGACAAGAGAAATACAACCACACCGTGACAAGGTAACACGGGCAATGGAAAAGCAAAGTGAATTCGAACAGGGATTTATTTCTTTTGACCCGGACGGAGAATGAATCAGAGAACTTGTCGAAGAATGGCTAATGTTCCCGAATGTCATCCATGATGACCGCGTTGACTCTTGTATCTATTCTTTTGAGCAAGCAAGAAAAGTTTTCGTCGGTTCTCTATAATTTGCATTTTTTCTTTCCATGATATAATCGAAGTATATTCTTTTCAAAACAATTATGAAAATATTCTGATGGGAGCTCAAGCGAGCAAAAACACAATTGCAAACGGAAAATAAAGGGATTGTATCGACAACATACCGGTCACCATATGAACCGCTTTTTTTGAACGGAAAAGAAGTGGCACGGAATATGGAGACGTATTTTCGCATGTACCGAGTCAATGCTGATTTGAGGCGTTGTATTGAAGAAGTCCAGCAAACCTGTTGCAAGTCGGGGTATCAAACAAAAATATGGGTAAATAACCGAGAGGATTATAAGGTGGTATACAATGAACAGGTAGAAGAGGCTTTGAATTTTATCGACAATTTTGGTACGCTCAAAAACGATATCGTTCAAATGAAAATGTTGACGGAAAACGTTTTTATTCAAAAAATACGAGATCTAAAAAATAGAGTTGTCGGATGGAAAGTTCTAGACACCAGGCGAGTATCGATATTGACGGATAAAGAAGGGACAAGGCTTGCATATATTCTCCGAGACGGGGCAAGTATGAACCGAATCCCATTAGAAGAGATTTTCCATTTCATTTGAAACCGTGATCCAGATAATTGCTTTTTTGGAATGTCTCTCCTAGAGACAATTGTCTATGATGTTCTCGGAGACGAAGCAAGCGTAATAATGAACTATTATTATTTTGACAACGATGCCATCCCGTCCGCTCTCTATATCATGGACAAGAACCTATCGGAAGACGAACAAAAACTTTTGCTTGAGAACATCAAAGGGCAATTATCATGAGCAAGAAACAAATCTAAATCAATTGTATCTAATGGGATTGAAGACATTAAGAAGATATCCGATGATAGAAAAGATATTCAATTTATTGAATTGAGAAAATATGCAACGGACAAAGTGTGTGCCGTCATGGGTGTCCCTCGGATAATTCTCAATTATACCGAATGAGTAAATTACTCAAATGCTGAAATGCAATATACTAAATTTATTGAAAACACCATTCGCCCGATGGAATGATTTTTGAACATGGTTTTCACAGCTATGATTCAAGATATTTCTCCGAATCTTGAATTTGTCGCCATCGACAATCACATTAACGACATGAAGGAAAAGAACGTGATAGCGGTCCAAAATGTTGCATCGGGAATATGGACAAGGAACGAGGCAAGAGAATATATATGATATGATCCGATATCCATTGAGATTATGGACTCGCCAACAGTAGCTTCTTGAACGACACTTCTTGACGATATCTCTATCAATCAAGACATAGCAATACCTACCTAATATGTACAATACCAAGTATCTAAATAATCAATTCGTAATGTTCCAGCGGGGAATCTTCCGCATTTTCCAGAAGCAACTGAAAGAAGTTATTGAATTGCTTGAGAGTATGGACCAAAAATGATATGAGACAAAATGATTTATGCAACGGCTTGAAAATCTTTTGAATTCTTTCCGAGAACAAGTCCCAAAATATATCACCGATAATCTCCCGAAAGTCATAAAAAGAGGCTTCGAGGAAACCTACAAAAAATACAAAAATAAACTGAACTGAGACTATAAACTTTCTTTCGACTTACCGACCGATTCGGCGGTGAAATACTTGTCAACGAATTATGCTCTCTTGCTATCGGACAAATGACTTTTGAAACTAACGAAAGAAGACCTAACACGGATTATCGGAGAGGGCATATCCGCCGGGAAATCTTATGGACAAATAGCCAAGGAGATTGAGGAGGATATCCCGTTTGCTTTTTCAAAATCCCGGGCGAAACTTATCGCAGTTAATGAGGTTTGACGGGCTTATGGATTTTGATATTTTGAGCCGGTTAAAGAAATGAAAAAGGAATGATTCGATATGGAAAAACAATGGATCACCTCTCATGATTCAAAGGTCCGTCCGGACCATAAGGCGAATGAATCGGAATGATGGATATCGATTGATAAAAAATGGAAAGCCACCGGTGACGAATATGCCCCGAGCCATAACGATATCAATTGCCGATGTTATATGACAACACGTATTGTTTCATAATTTGACTTGAAGAAAATTTTCGTACAATAATTTTGTATCATTTATTTTTGGAATATGAAAAAAAGATTTTTAGAAATCAAAAGCGGAACAGATAAAGAGGTCTCGTATTTTCAATGTGAAAAACACGAATACGAAGTGAAATGAGACAAAATCATCATCACTTGATTCGCTTCTACACCCGAGATTGACCGGTATAATGATATCGTCCGACCGGAGGCATTCGGAAAGGCAATGGCGGAATATATGAAAAATCCGGTAGTCTTGTGGCAACATTATTCCGAAAAAATTCTTTGAACTGTTACGGAATACGCCATCACAGCGAATGGCTTGCGAGTAAAAGCCGAATTAACAAACGATATCGAAAACACTTTCCAGCTCATCCGTGACGGAGCATTAAAATGATTCTCCATAGGATTTATCGCAAAAAAATGGTCTTACAATGTTGAGGAAAGTGCATGAACTGAAAAAGAAATTCGTGAAATCACTGACCTTGACCTTGTTGAGATATCAGTAGTGTCTACCCCAGCAAACAAGTCATCTTTATTCACTTTGACGAAATCACTTAAAGATTTCTTTGATAAAATACGAGAAACTGAAAAAAAGGCTCTAGAAACGACAGAAAACGATTCGACGATAGTTATATCGGAAAATGAAGAAAAACCGCAAGAAAATACACAAAAAGAGGAAGAAAATCCGAAAGAAGAAGAAAAAACGACTGAACCGCCTGAAAAGACAGAAGAATCGACCGAAGCACCAACCGAATGAGCTGAAACAGCCGGTGAAAATCCGGAACCTGCTGAAAACGCAGAGAGCGAATCGGTGACGACAAACATTGACGTGGAAGCCGTCAAAGAAGAAGTTGAGGAATTGAAGAAAACTATTGCAACTCTTATTATCTCTATCGAAGAGAAGACTTGCAGAATTTCTGAAATTCAAAAAGAATTGGACGAAGTAAAGTCACTTGCCGAGTCGAATGACAAAGCAATGAAAAAAATAATCGTTCCAAAAAGTACGGCATTCAGTGAGAAAAATATTCCAGCTGATATGCTAAAAATTTATTCTATCATTACAAAATAATATGTTAAAATCCGGAGCTGTAAAATTATCAGAAAGTGTACGATCTTCCAGCGAATTGGTAGATGTGCTTTCATTCCAACTTGAAAAAGAAGGGAAAAGTGTTGAGCAATATGACCTTGCTAAGGCTTGCGAAGTAAAAACCGCAATGAAGCTTGAAACAAAAGCAAACGAAGTAGAACATACCACAAACACCGGATACGGTGCTGAACTTGTTCCGCAGGCTGTCCAGAGTGTTGACTTTCTTGATCTCGTTCCAAAATATGGAACATTCATTCAAGCACTTCGTGGTTTCCATGGAAGGAATTTGAATAAAATTCAAGAAGTTGATGTTCTCGGAGAAATCGCATTGCACGACCTTTCTTCTGAATGGACAACTTGATCACCTACCTCAAAAATTGCTCAAGGTATTGGACTCTTCCCTACTGGAAAGGTTACTTTGACACAAAAGAAATACAACTTTTCTGTCGATGTATCGGATGAGCTTATACGTTTTGTCAATATCATTGACATTATGGCAACTATTAACGCAAAACTTGCGAAATCCGCTGCTCGAACACAAGAAGCGTTAGTTCTTAATGGTGACACGACAACTGGAGCAACAGGAAACGTAAACTTGGATGACGCAGCACCCGCAGCAACAAAATATTACCTTGGTGCTACTGGACTCCGAAGAACCGCAATCGCTGCTTCCGATACCGTTGACGTTGGAACTCTTGAATTTGCTGATTTCCTTTCTGCATTACAATTGCTTGGAGATTTCTCTTCTGCACCGGAAGATCTTATTTGGATTTTCAATAGAGCGACTTATATTAAGTCTCTCGGAGTAACGGAATTCAAAGATTTTTCTCTGAATGGAAGATTTTCGACTGTTGTCGGAGGATTGACAAACTTTCTCGGTTCTGACGTATTTGTCGCTCGAGATATGCCTAAGACAGAAGCTGACGGAAAAGTTTCTACTACCGCTGGAAACAATACTCTTGGACAATTCCTCGTTACACATCGTGATGCTGTCCAATATGGGTACAATGGAGACTACAATCTTGAAGTTTTCCGAGTTCCTGGGTATGGATGGCAAATTTTCGGATACTACTACATGGGTATGGGTATTGCAAGTGAACTTGCAGGGAATACCGATCCTCTTGTCGCAGTTTGACGAAACATCACCCTCTAATTTTAGCGTTAGACGTGCAGAGCCTTCGGGCTTTGCCGTTTACTTCTAAAATCAAAAATATGCTTTACCAATATATTGGAAAAGAGTATACATATACACGGATTCATGAATGAGAACCAAAAGTCAAAATAGTACCGTGAGAAATTATCGAAAGCGAAATGGATGAAACATATTTCACAAAAAATGGTTTTCAAAAAGTAGAATTAAATATTGAGACCAAAAAATCAAAGAAAAAAGGAAATAAAAATGAAATTGAAATTGAAGTTTCTTAAATCCGATATATGGCTTACGTCACAACTGAATCAGTCAATGTATATCTAGGCACAAGCGGGGAAGATCCGCTTATTGCTTCTCTCATCGCTTCTTCCGAAAGCCTTTTTAATCATTTGATAAATTCGAGCGGACTTTCTCAAGCAACTTTCACCGAAAAATATCGCTACCCACTCGGAGGATTCCAATCGGAAAATATTTGACGTGTTTTTTATCTCGATAATATCAATCCAACGGCTTTGACTTCGGTTGATTGAATCGCGGTATCTTCTTGAGATTATTATCTCGAAGGAAGAAAATTGACTCTTAAAAATTCGGTATCATACCAACAGACTTTTCCACATCTGAACACCATCATATATACCGCAGGGTATGCGACTATCCCCGATGACGTAAAACAAGCCATAAAGATGATGGTTGGTTTTCTATACCAATCCAAAAATGCAAACTGAATATCATCATTCACTCAAGACCAATTGACGGTGAATTTTTGATGAAAAACTCAAAGTAGTATTGAAACAATGCTTTCAACAGATTCAATACTTTCTTGAATAATCGGGAAATACAAAAAAACATTTCTCGGATCATCCGGGTTCGACCGTGTATCAATTGAAGTCATATAAAAATGCTCCCAACGACAAATAGAACAATATCGGTATACCGTTTTTCGGAAACATCCGGAAAGCGTTCTTTTTCATTATCTACCGTTGGTCTTCGTGCGTATATCCAAAGTCGTGACGATCTTATTGTCCCATGATTGGACAATATCGGAGCTTATAAAATTTTCACCATGATGACGAATGGTGTTCCAGATATTCGTATTGACGACAAAATAAAAGACGAGGAAAATAATGTTTACTATGTGCGTTGAGCGGAAAAGCACAAGGACTTGACCGGACAACACTCGTATTTTACAATGACAAATAAAAATGACTAATGCAGATATCTGTGAAATTGAATTTCAAAATTGAAAATCTCGACATAGAAAAAGTAAACCAAATAGGGCTTTTTAACTCGGCAAACGCCGTGAAAACTCAAGCACAAGAAAACGCTCCGTACCAAACGTGAAAGCTCCGCCAAAGCATAAATATTGACCCTCTTGTTATAAAAAAATGACAAACAAAAGTGAGAATCTGACCGAGAAAAGTGGTATACGCTATTGTCCGAGAATTCGTCAATAAGAAAAATCCGCATAGACGATTTTATATGAAGCGTGCCTTTGAAAAAGCGGATATTATCGCAAAAAAAGAATTTGAAAACGCCGTAAAAATAGTTTTAAAAAGTATTTCTAAAAAATAACCATGGGATATTCCACAATATGAATTGCCATCAAGGCAATCCTTGACTCGCTCGTAAGCACAACGACACTCGCTGTTGTTTATAATTATGATGCGAAAACATCCGACAATTACCCATATGCGGAAATTATCGTATCCGATGCATCGGAAGAGTTCTTGGATACTGCCAATAATCTTTCGACAAAGAATTTTATTATCCGAGTGACAGACCTTTCAAGAGACATTTCAAACACTGAAGCAAAAATGCGGTTACTTTGCGACAATATCGTCGCTGAACTCCGAAAGGAAGCGAATGAAACACTAGGAGGAATCGCAAAAAGAGTATTGCCAAGATGAATAAATTGGTATTGGGTAACGAATGAAAGGCAAGACGGAGCAAATAGAATATTCGAGATCAATCTTGAGGTGCTTGAAGAATTCTCGATATAATTTGCAAGTCAACAAAAAACGCCTATACTTTTATAGGATTATTTTTAAAAAATATTTATGGCAAAAGAAAAAATTGAGGAAACCCCTCAAGACATCAAGCAAGAGTATGTTTTTACTCAGCTGGATAAGGTCGTGCAAGCGACCACACAAGAAGAAGCAACCAATATTATTAACAATCAATAAGCATGTCTAAACAGATTTGAAGATTAAACAGTTTCGGAATCGGAATTGAATGAACACCATGAGTCGCCGGTACGATTGACACTTGGATCCCTCTCGAAGAGGGAAACCTAAAGCCGATCGCCGAGAATGAAAAAGAGGAATCCGGATTTTGAGTTATTGACGCCATCTCGGACCAATTTGTGGTTCGGAAGATGTCTGAATTCACCGCCACTGGAAATATCCGTGCAAAATCATTCGGGTGGCTTCTTCTTATGGCTCTCGGTACGGCAGCGAGTCCGTCACTTTTGGAAACTGGCGTTTACAAACACGCCTTCACTAGAAAAAACGATAATAATCACCCGACTGCAACCATTATTCAAGACAATGCAACGCAAGAGAACCAATCATTGTACAATATGTTGCAGGAGATCTCCATGAACTTCGAAGGCGGCAATATCTCCAAGTTCGACTTAACGATGATCGGGCAAACATTTACGGATACAACCGGAAACACCCCGTCATTCTTGACGGGTGACGAAGATTTCTTGGTGTCTAACGTCCATGTCAAGTTTGCCACCGATGTCGCTGGACTCGGAGCAGCTTCCCGGGTGCCAGTCCAGTCAATCAATTTGACAATAGAAAAAAATCTAAATCAAATCTTTTCGACAAAGTCGACAACTACCGAGGCTCTTGACTTCGTTTCTCAACACAATCAAGATTTTAGGGTTTCCGGAGATTGCGAAATCACTTACAACGATACCACTTATTCTGATTTGCTCGTTGGCGGAACGTATCAAGCAATTGAGATTGATATCGTCGGAAGGACTCTTATTGGTGCCACAAAATACAATCAGCTCACCATCCAGCTCGCTCAAGTAGCTCTCGATGAATGGGATAGGACCGCTGATAATAATGAGATTGTTTCGCAAACGTTCGGATTCACCGCTATGTATAAACTCGGGGAAACCAAGCTTATTACCGCCGACCTTACCAATACACTTTCCGCACAATACGCATAATTTTGAAAAAAGTTTTGACTTTTCGTAAAAAGTATGATAATGAAAAGTACATAAAAACTCGTCTAGGCAACGAGATGGAGTTTTCTCCCTGGTGTGCCTAGATATCAGGGAGTTTTTAGTCGCACAAGCAAGGACGAGCATAAACGTCCGACGCCCTCCGTAGAGTGATGGTTTATACGGTAAAGGGAACTCGTATACGAGTCAATCTCCATCCGAAACGAGCGAATTATGGGAATGCTCATTCGTCTAGGCATTAGAAACTATTCGTTTAATGATAGGATTCTAGGAGATGCTCCGAGTGGTAGTGACTAACGTATACTATATCCTAGATAGTAGTGGTTCATGCTTTTCTTTAACCTTTCTTAAAGCGTGCAACCACTCACTCACTCATTCAGGGAATACAATAATAATTATAAAGTATAATGCGAAAACAATTGACAATATATAGTGTACCATATGCAATTTTTAAACTAAAACATTGTTTATGGCTTTCAGAAAATTGAAGATTGAATTACTTGCATGCAAATAGATTTTGAATAAATTATACGGACTGGTTGCGAATAATTTCTTTCATCAATTGCGCTTCGGAAAAAAATAAGAAAAAGTTTTATGATGAAAATAATGATTGAATATTCATAATTTAAATAATATGAAATTAAAAAATATTGATCGCGAGATCACAATAGGAAACAAGACCAGAAAAATCGCTCGGGAAATAAATAACGCTCTCCTCGAGGGTGTGATTGTCAAAGATATGACCATGGGGAATGTCGACTTTCCTGCCACCAATATTGACAAGGCAAATGAGGTCGCTGTACGACTATTATGCGGTTTGACACAAAGTGAGTTAGACAATATTGACGAAGAAGAATACCAAAATATTCTTGTCGAAATCAATAAAAAAAAATAATTCCCGAAAAGGAATTATTGGCCCAAATTAAAAAAGATATTGCAAACGGGGGGAGGGTAACGCAAGAGTATAGTGATTTTATTATCATGACAAAACTCTGGCAATGCCCTCCCTCCGTTTTTGATGAACAAGATGAATATATGATCAACCTACATAAGGCAATATATAATTTGGAAAAAAAGAATGAATACATACAATACAAGCGTAACGAACAGAAATCTAAACACCGGTAAATATGGCACAAAATATTGACATTGTCATATCCGCTAAGGATACGGCGACAAAAAGCATAAATGAAGCAAAAAACGCCATCAAGTGACTTTCCTCATCCGTCGAACAGATGAAAGGAATTGCCTGAACGGCTTTTTCAGCGATGAAAACGGGTGCATTGGCATTATGAACGGCAATATGAGGGCTTTGAGCTTTCGGAGTGAAGGCGGGAGCCGATATGGAACAAGTGAATATAGCGTTCAAAACTCTCTATGGCTCATCGGACCAAGCGAGAAAAACATTGGAACAATTGGCGGATTTTGCTGCAAAAACACCGTTTGAATTCCCGGAACTTGCCGACTCAGCTCTAAAACTCCAAAATATCGCCGGGATATCAAAAGACCAGCTCATTCCGACACTTACAAGTCTCGGAGACATTGCATCAAGTCAATGAAAATCAATCGACCAAATGACAGAGGCTTTCAACGATGCCGTTGTTTGAGAATTTGAACGATTAAAAGAGTTTTGAATCCGAGCGAGTCAAGAATGAGACAGAGTGACATTCACATATAAGTGACAAACGACCGTTGTGCAAAAAAACAATGAAGCCATTGCCGACTATATCACAAAACTTTGACAAGCTCAATGAGTCGCCGGATCAATGGACGCTCAAAGTGGAACATTGAATTGACGACTTTCGACAATGAAAGACAATTTTAAATTCTTGGCGATGGATATCGTCGGGGTTTCAAAGGCGGGAGAAATAATGAAAGGATGATTTTTTGACTTGATTTCTCAAGCCATAAATTCTCTTTGATCATTGATGGAAACGTATAAACCGCAAATGATGGAATTTTTTAAGAAAATTTGAGAAATTGCCGTGAAAGTTGCGAAAATCGCTTCTGAATTTTGGCTAAAATTCGGGGAAGATATCACGCAAATATGAGAAACAATCCAAAAATGGTTTTGAGAATCTTCGCCGGTAGCAATGGAATTTTTTCTTGAAACATTAAAAAATGTCTTATTCCTTGCATGAATTTTCTTAAAATGACTGAATGAAATTTTGAAATGAGAATTTTTTGAAGTTTGGAAAACTTGATTTGAGGAATTTGCTTTTTGGTTCTCGGAAGTATGGACATGAATCAAACAATCAATTTGAGAAATCGTTGATACAATGGTCAATTATGTAAATTCAAAAATCAATTCTATGGTTGAATTCATAACAGAAAAAATTGAATGGTTGAGAAATAAAGTCAATGAAGCAAAAGAGTTTGTAAATTCAATAATGGCGAACGTCAATAAAGCTTCTTGATCATTTGTACAAACTTTTTCCATTCAATGAGTCTCGAACGCAATAGAATGAGCAAGGGCAGAATGATGACCGGTTTCCTCCGGAAAAACTTATATGGTTTGAGAAAAATGACCGGAATTATTTGTCCCAAAAACCAATGGAACAATAATGCCAAACGGTACTCCTTCGCCGACTATAAATATCAATATGTGAGGGATGACGGTGAATAATAGATGAGACGCTGACTATTTTGTTGAAAAAATAAGATCGACATTTATTCGTGAATTGCAATTGTCAAAACTCGGTATCAATTAACATTAAAAATATGTACGGTGAAGAACTATACGGCGGGGAAGCCATAGGATACTCTTGAACAATCCCAACGGTATCCCTCGAGGACATATCTTTTGACGGTTTTTGACTTCAAAATTCTAAAATCATTGTTTCAAAATTCAATGTCGATGATACCCCAGACGTTGACTATTCTGACGTGCCAACCGCCCGAGCTGATGGCGTAACTTTCCTTTCCAAATATTGGAGGAAACGCAAAATCATTGTCTCTTGATATATCAAGGATGACACCAAGGCTCTCCTTGACGTTGCTATGGATACACTAAAAAGAAACTTGCGGACCTCAAACGCTATTTTCCGGTATAAGATAGCTGACGACTCATACAGACAGGTCCTTGCGACCATGACAAATATAAGATTCTCCCGAGAGCATTACCATATCACCCATTGTCCATTCACGATTGAATTCGAGACATCCGAGCCGTTTATTTATGATTCGACCTTGAACACGTTACTTGTGGAAACGGTTACATCGGCAACGACCGTGACGGAAATATCGAATGAATGATCGGAGATCTCCTATCCGCAAATATATGTTATTTTTAACTCCGCTACGAGCGTTACAAGCGTTTCTTTTAATCTCGGCGGGAGAACTATCGGAATTTCTGAAACAATCAATACAAACGACGTTATTTTAATCGATTGCCTTAATAAAATCGTGTCAATAAACGGAGTATCCAAGGATTATACCGGGACTTTTCCATTTTTAGACATTGGAACGAATATTTTGACATTCACAATAAACGGAACTTTCTCGCTGGATATCTCGGCAATATACCGCTCTAACTTTTTGTAAAAATGAAAAATATCGAAGTCAAAGTATACAATCTTGACGGAACATTCAAGGAAACGCTTAAAAGTAGTGACAAAGTTTCTGATTTTCGGTATACTTGGGCTATCAATGAATGACAATGAGAAGCAGAGATAGAACTCAATAGGTCTTTTTCTGATACCGGTATCACCCATGGTGACATAATTCAAGTATACATTTTTTCCGACGATTACCCGGATGGACTATTGCAATATACCGGGATAGTGAACAGGATTGTCCGACGATTCTCCTACAATATCGAGACTATCAATATAGTCGCCTTATGACTTTGATCGCTTTTGAACCAAATATATTTTTATTCTTGAGGATATACTTTTTCGGTGAATCAAGACCCGGCAATCACAATTAAGGCAATAATTGACTATTTTAATACGCAATATGCCGGTACATGGTTCTCGTATTCCGAGTGACTCGTTAGCACTTACGGGTCAAATATCAATATCGCTTACGATTATACTAAGTGCTTTTCGTCTATTGCTGACCTCGTTTGACTCACACAATGGTATTGGACCATCAAGGCAAATTGACAAGTGATTTTTTCTCAAAATCCAGTATCGGCAACGCATAAATTGACGATAAACAAAGACATCGACGAGATAATCACGACCGAAGACAGTGAGAGAATGGTGAATAAGTATTTTCTCACTTACAATTCTTGAACGAATTCCGGAAACGACGCAACGAGCATAGCAACATACTGACTTCGAGAACTAAAAGAAACAAATACAAATATCGGAGATAGTGCATCGGCGAATATTGCAATCGCTTCTTTTTTGAATAAAAATAAAAATTTGAAGAAAAAAACAACCATAGTGGTGAATAAAAATTATTCATACAATGGAACGATTGAGACTATCAAGCCTTGAGATACCGTCAAGGTCCTTAATTTTGATTACACAATTGCAAATTTGCAAATCGTGAAAATCGACTATACTTTTGATAGGTTAAAAATAGAGTTGGAAGATTTTGAAACATTATCGAAAGAAATATTTTTATAATTTTTTTATATGGCATTAGTAAAATATACTGGATCGAATTTTGCCATAGGGCAATTATTCGGAGGAATCTCGAACTCATCTGGCACGTTGATATTGTCCGCTGGACAATGAGCACTTTTCCCAAGCACTTTCCCGTTCAAGATGAAAATAGAGCAGTTTGACGCACAAAGCCGAGTCGTCAAACGAGAAATTGTTAAGTGTACAAATAGATCTTCTGACACATTCACAATAGTTAGAAGTCACGAAGCATGTCCGGCGGATTATTCGGCAACGACACAGACAACAACCGCTTTTGCTTTCAATTCTTGAGATACCGTTTCTCTGGTGGTAACGGCGGACACCATTGACGATATCCAAGACGAAGTTGAAGCAAAAGTCGCAAAATCTTGAGATACCATGACTGGTGTTTTATGATTTGCACAAGGTGCAACAATCGCTTCTTGATCTACCGTTAATCTTGCAACCGCAACGGGGAATAATTTGACCGTGTCATGAACGACAACGATCACAGCATTTTGAACCGTCACGGCTTGAGCTGAATTCACTTTGACATTCTCCGGAATACTGATTCTGACGCATAATGGAACTTCTCTGATTCTCCCGACAAGTGCAAATATAACAACGGCAGTATGAGACGTTGCCAAAATGCTTTCTCTCGGTAGCGGAAATTGGAAATGTATTGCTTATACGCGTTCAGACGGCTCTGCATTGACAACAAGTAACGTCGAAAGCACCGTCACCACCATGACGGCTTGAGAAACAATTACTTCCGGGAATGCTTTGAGGATTTGAAATTCCTCTTTGACAACGGTAGAAAATCAAACTCAATCTACTGGATGAGACACGACGAATAATTTCATTGGGTACTCGAACACATATTATACGGTTTGACAGTCGTTCACGCTCATTAATTCTCTGAATAATCCTATCAATAATATCGTATTGTATCTAGCAAGGAATGATTTCACTACCGCTCCGAATATTGTTTTAAGTCTCAAGCTGTATTCTGATACGTGAACCACTCTTATTGCGACAAGCACCAATACTATCGACTCAGCTACTGACCTCGAATGGTATATAACCAACTACACCAAGTGTACTTTCAATTTTTCGTCCGTTGTCGTTCCGAGCGTTTTTTACGCAAAAATCAATATAGATTCTGGAAGTCTAAGTACTTCCTATTATGTAATGTTTGACGGGGCAGGGTCCAGCGTATACGCTTGAGGAGATGGATCGAATATCAATAATGCAAATGCTTGGACCGGTAGAACAAAAGATTTGAAATTCATTATCAATGACACGTATTCGACAACATATGAGACGGCTTGACGGGCGTATAAAACAGATGCAAGGGACCCCCTAAAATCGTGATTTGTTTGATTCGCTAATAATTCTGAAACCGTTGGTAATTCTGTATACCTATCAAGTGCTGGAATAAACGCAACCCAATCTTGATTGACACCTTCCAGTGTGTATTATCTCACGAATACTCTCGGGTCTATTTGAACGACTCCAGGAACGACAATCACCCCGGTATGACGAGCAATTTCCGCGACAAAATTACAAATTGATTCAAGTACTGGGATTAAAACACAAGCAATTATCACTCCAACAGTCGGTGCCTCTCCGTATACATACCAAAATACAACCGGAAAATTGGCAAATGTCAGTGTGACTTGAGGAACGGTTTCGGCGGTTGAAATTTCAAGAGATAATTCAAATTTTTATCAAATTGCTTCCGCAACAAACACAGCTGCAATTCTCGGGATAAATGACTACGCTAAGATCACTTATTCCTCAACGCCAGTCGTCAAAGTATTCACTTTATAATTTTTAAGTAAAATTTGCAATATATTTTTTTATATTACAATTAAAAATATATTTCTAATCTTTTTTTTATATGAAACAAACAATTGTCGATGTTGTCTCTGGAACCGTAACTTATATAGGTCTCACAATCACTTACGTCGCTTGAGTCAATGGCGACGTTGCTGACACTATCGGGAATCCTATGGCAACCGACGCGGTATGAGTACTTGTTCCATCATGGGCATAGTTTTTGAAGATATTTTTTAAAAAAGAAATATGAAATACGACTTGTCACATATCCGAGCTGATACCCTTATTCTCCCGCTAGCATTCTCAAGCAATAGCGTCGCCATTGACCTTACTGGCAGTACCGTGATTCTGTCAATCAAGGAAAACATTGACGACGTTACTTATAAGCTCCAAAAAACGGCAACATTAACCAACGCCGTCGGGTGACTTGCCGAAATAAAGGCGACAAGTGCGGAAATGAATTTGCCGGTCTGAATATACTACTACGACATTCAATGGACGGATTCAATATGAACCGTCCGGACTTTTTTGTATGGAGCATTCACGATATCTTACCAAGTAACCTCCTAAAATATGACGTCAATCAGTGTAGATTTTGATGAATTTCAAATAAACGTCGAAACACAAGAACAATGACCGGCTGGAACCGGAATTACTTGGCGAGGTGCTTATAGTGGAGTCACTGCCTATGTTGTCAATGACGCAGTCTCATATCTTGGATCTTCGTATATTTGTATTTTGGCGAGCACCAATAATTTGCCGACGAATGCGACATATTGGAGCTTAATGGCGAGCAAATGAGATAACTGAACGGCGAATATCACAACATCGACAGCCACCGATATATCTTGAATTCTCAAGGGTGCTTCTTGATTTATCGCTCAAGCAATAGCGGACACCGATTATCTCACTCCGACAACCGCATCAACCACTTACGTTGCGAAAAATGTTGCCATCACCGGAGCGACAAAAACAAAAATAACTTATGACGCAAAATGACTGATAACTTCTGGAACAGATGCAACAACCGAAGATATCGCAGATAGTACCGACAAAAGATACCTTTCCGACACTCAAAAAACCGAAGCAACAAGAAATGCAAGCGGTTCTCAAAACGGTCTTCTCTCGTCAACCGATTGGACAACGTTCAATTCCAAACAAGACTCTCTCGGATTCACTCCTGAGAATGTTGCGAATAAAGAAAACACAACACTCGATACTTCAGCGACAAAGTACCCGACAAATCGACTTGTCAAAGAATACGCCGACTCTCTTGTTGCGTGACTTCTTGATTATCGTGGTGGTTATGACGCCTCCGTCAATACTTTCCCGACTACTTGAGGCTCTTGAACAGCTTGAGCGGTAATCAAGGGAGATATGTGGGTATTGTCAGTCGCTTGAACATTATGAGGTTCGGCGGTACAGGTTTGAGACTCAATAATTGCTAGCATTGACACCCCGTGACAAACCGCAGGAAATTGGAATATTTTGAATTCAAATATCTCTTATGTTTCAGAAGACCAGGCGAATAAGGAAACCTCCGCACTTGACACGTCAGCAATAAAATATCCTTGCAACAATGTCGTAAAATCAGCAATAGAATCAAGGTATGCAATATTGGAAGATAGAACTTCTGATTATACTGCCAATTCCACAAATTCTTGAAAAATGTGGATGAGAAGTGATGAAGCGAGTAGCACGGTAAAATGAGTAGTAAAGTCTACGGTTGGTTCCGTATATGTGACTTGGAACTCATCTAATAAGAGTCCATCATTGACATTATCCAATGGAGACCTAACAGGTTCTGATGGTTCTGAAGGGTGGTCAAGTTGCTTAGGGACATTCGCAAAATCATCAGGAAAATGGTACTGGGAAGTAACCTGTATTTCTGCACAACCATCTGCAAACCATCACTACTGAGTCACTAAAGATACCACATACAATGCTTTTTGATTCCTTGGCGATAACACCAATGCATATTCCTATGCTGCTGCGTGAAACTTATATCATAATAGTGTTACTGACGCAACGCCAGACACATTCAATACGTGAGATGTCATCTGAATAGCGTTGGATTTGGACAATTGAACTATCGATTTTTATAAAAATAATGTTCATCAATGAAATCAATATACTGGATTATCTGGAACTTTCTACCCAGCATTCTCTACGTACAACACGAATGATTCATTGACTGCAAACTTCTGAGCTTCTGCACTCATATATTCCCCTCCTATCGGTTACAATGCTGGGTTCAATGATGTATGAGTCGTGACATATATCAATGAACAATTCCCAACAAAAACCTATACTGATTCTCTCATATCTGACACCGCATATGACGCAACTTCTTGGAATTGAGTCACGACTATCGCTCCTTCTAAAAACGCTATTAGAGACAAAATTGAAGCACTTGATACAGCAAAAGTAAACGCAAATGTTGCCATTACTTGAGCGACAAAAACAAAAATAACTTATGACGCAAAATGACTGATAACTTCTGGAACAGATGCAACAACAGCGGATATAGCTGATAGTACCGACAAAAGATATGTAACAGACGCCAATCTTACAGTTATTCAGAACACTTCTTGAACGAATACGGGAGACGAAACTGAAACGACATTGCTTTCAAAATTAACAATTTTCGCCGATTCAAAAAATGACACTGGATTTTTTGACAATACGAATATTTCAGTGTCGTACGATAAGACGACAAGGACAATAACGCTGACAAGAGCGGGGTGAGTCGTTTATTATTTCCAATGAAAAAAATATACTCTCACCTCTCCTTGGACTTCGTCAGCTCACACGAATAGTGCTGGGAGTTATTTCTTATATTCGACTGATGGTGTTACGTTCTCTTGGTCCACCCCTTCTTGGACATTCGAAAATATAATGGTGGCAATGGTAATGTATGACGGAGCTGATGGGTGGGCAATAAGAGAAGTACACGGATTGATGGGTGTGGAAGCTCATAAAAACGCTCACAATAATATCGGTACTTGGAGAAGTTCTTGAGGTCTATTAACCGCTTGAACGTATACCGAAAATACCGCTTCCAATGCTGGGAATTCTCCTGGATTCGATTCGGCTGTAATCAATGATGAGGACATCGCGACAACTATCCCCGCCTGGACCGAATGAACATACACGACAATGTATATTGGAGCTTCTTCGATCGCTACATTCTCGACTGTTGCGACTCTTCCATTTACTTCGGCAGGTTCATATATTCAAGTCAATAATGTATCGACTTGAGCTATGTCAGCAGGAATAAATAATCGGTACTATAATGTCTATCAAATTCTTGTCCCATCCGCATCGGATTCCGATAGTCAAAAAAGGAGAATGATAATGTTACAGCCTCAGGCGACATTCGCTTCATTATCGTCGGCACAAGCAGAAGACCCTCGCTCATTATCGCTCGGTAATTTTGCGACAACCGCAACGGAATTCACTATTTATGCGAGAATCACCTACGTGACATCCGCCGGAGATGCGAATACCGGAAAATGCCGTATTGCTACCGGGGGCGTATCTTATGTTGTAGGAAATAGACTTTCTTCCTCCTCTCTAACAGGTTCGCCAACCAATCACGCTTGATTGACAAACCTCTCTTGGAATTCTTCTGGACATACTGGAAGCAATCTTGGTGCACCATTATTTGATGCCACTGGTATAGCGACTCAAGTGGTCCCTACGGCTGGACAATCAGTAAGAGTGAATGCAGGTGGAACAGCTTGGGAAGCATATACGCCTGGCAGTGGTCTATCTTGGGGGGCTTCGGTGAATTGAGCGACTGGAACAGGCGTGGCACTTGCGATGGATAATTCTTATGCAGCGAGTGGAATCGGATTGAGTATTACGATTGGAAACACACAAACCAACGCTCTCACGGGATTAAAAATTGATACTGGAACCGACACAAATCCGCAACAAAAAGCCATCACATTGACACACCTAAATGGATATGGGATTCAAGCGAATATGACAAGTAGTCAAGCGGTAAATTGGACCTATTGATTCGTCCATGGTACCAATTACAATACGAATTCAGCGAATTATACCTGGTGAATCAATTTAGTCGTCGAAAACAACGCTTGAGCCGGAACGAACACGGGAATATATATTGACAATAAGTCGACAGAATTCACCGCGGGAACATATGCTTGATTAGCAATTCTCCAAGAATGAGTCGGAGGAACAGCAATAAGTGTTGGAACCGCACAAAATATAAATTCTTGAACGAATTGAATAGTCAATTATACGCTCGACAACACGCAATCGGGAGCGACAATTGTACAAAAAATAGACTTATGAACGTCTACACAGGCGAACATCGGATTGCTTGTCAATTGATACAATGCGAATACTTCTTGTTCCGGAGTAAAAATAAATTGATCAACAACGGCGAGTTGATATTGACTGGAATTCTCTGGAGTATGAGCAAGTGGATACAAGAGAATCCGTTTCTCAAATCAAATGGTTCCAGCTGGATGAACATCATTCGGAATCCATTATTGAGCAGCGATATCGGCGACAACTGGGACCGGTAACGGTATTGACTTCGCCGGGACAATCTCTTGAGGAGGTGGAGGAATCGGAAGAGGAATATATTGTGCGACAATCGCCGATAATACCGGCGGAGGAACATGAGTATTGATTCAAGTTGATAATCTCATTGGAGCTTCATCAACAACCGCTCCAACCGCTGCGAAGTATTATTCCTTCAACAATAATCAGTCAGCAATATTGGCAAACCTATCCGTTGATCCATCGGAGATTCTCTTCTCCCGAACGTGCACAAGAACGACATGAACGACAACCGACAACTTCAACCTGTCGTACCTCAAGAGAACATCAATACAGAACGGTGCAGGCGGAACCTTCTCAACAACATGAGCGGTCCAAAAACTGGAAAATGTAGCTACTCAAACAGCAGGAACCTTAACAGATTCGACGACAGTATTATCACTTGTCCAAGACAATGATTCTACCGGGTGACATATCCTATTCAATTCCTATTCCGGATCTCCAACAACCGATTGAATTTTTTGGTTCGATGGAACAAATTTTAAGGCTCGCGTTTGATGAGCGACAAAAACTTTCACAATAACGTAAAAATACTTGAATTTTTTATACAAAAATATATATTCTTTTGAGGCTGTTAAGTTTTTCGAATTTCTTGACAGCCTTAAATTTTATAAATTTACTGATTTTTTATGAAAAATAGCGAATTGTTTGGATTATACGAGTGACTTGAGGCAGTGAGCCATATATGATGAGTAAGATTTGCCTATTGAGTGGCAAAAAATAAAAAAATAATTCTCAATGAACTAAAGACTATTGAATCAGCAAATGAACTGACAGAAGACTATAAAAATTTTGAAAAAGAACGCATCGAACTTTGTGAAAAATTTGCGGATAAGGACGAAAATTGAAAAGCAAAAATCGTTGGAAAATCTTACGATATTCCTGACATAGATGGATTTAATTTGGAATTGAAAAAATTAAGAGAAAAATATCAATCAGCATTGGAAGAAATGCAAAAAAATAATGAAGAATATGAGGCTCTTCTTGAGCAAGAATCAGAATTAAAACTATTTACAATAAAGCACGAAATTATACCGGAAGTAATAACAGCGAAACAACTTGACCCTATTATGGCAGTAATCGAGTAAATTATTTTTTACAAATTTTTATGAAAAATTTCTTAAAAAATGCTAGATTCAAAACAACTATCGCTTCAATTTCAGGGGCGTTAGTTGTTTTTTCTTTGTCAAAATGATATATTGACGGAGCGACAGCGAATCTTATTTCTTCCATACTCGTGGCGTTAGGCTTCGGGGCGAATATTATTTCTTATACAAAAAAATAAATGACACAAACGGAAGTCGCGGTTTTGACGCAAAAACTTGAGCATGTTCAAGAAAAAATATCTTCGCTTCATGATATGATTGAAAAACACATTGAACAGGAAGAAACTCAATGGGAAAAATTAAACAAACAAATTGAAAAAGACTATGCCAGAAAGTGGGTAGAAGTAGTAGTTTGATTTGTTATTTTCGCAATATCTACCTCTGTTGTCTGATGGGTAATTTCCCAACAGGCAACAATAAATGAACATATGATTCAGACGAAACCGTTAAAATTTACCGAAAAATAATATGGAAAATACCGTAAAAGTCCTTGACGACGTGCAATGAGAAATTGACAAGGCTCGTCACGATATAGCGAATATTGAGGCACATTGTATAAGACAACCAAGACAGACAATGTACTTTTTAAATAACGTTACAGCTATAATTGACTGATTTGAAAAAAGAGTTTTGAAGATAATCATAAAAAATCCTTTGTAATATTTAATTTTTACCTATGCGGACCTGCACATATAATTTGGAATTTGAAATGAGACAAAAACAAAATGCCTGCAAAGAAAATACTGAATCGGAAAAGGTAGTAAAAAAATATTCTTGACTTATTGACCAAGTTCAAAAGAATTTCTTCTGTCCGAGACCTCCGGACGATAAGTGTGGTAATTGTCGGGATAATGTTAGATTTTAATTTTCCGGAATATGATAAAATATCCATGATACTGCGTTGACCAATTGCGGAGTGAGTCCAATGACAAACAAGAACAAGCCAAAGGGCTTGAATGACTCCGACACGTGCAAATACATTACATCCATATGATTAAAAAAGCATTGGACGAGTGAAAATGCCCGAAATACTTCAATAACGAGCCATATTGCTACGGTTGCAAAGAACCGAATAAATGGTAATTTATTTTTTTCCTTAAAAAATATGCGAGAAATATTAGGGTATAACGGATGCATCATGCAATCCGACCCAAGAGATTGGCAATTATGAAATTCGGGAATTGAAGAAATTCCAGAAATAACCTCTCAAATTCGACACGAATATAATCAGCTGGAATTCCACAAAAAATACGGCAGAAACCTTTGCACGCTTTACGCACCGATTGGCATTTTGTCAACTTTGAAACAAACTCTCATAGAGAGCCAAGATAGACAAAATCTTTGCGATTTACGAACGAAAATGCCGGATTTTGATCCAAATTATGGTGGATATCTTGTTGAATGAGTCAATTGTGTCAGAAAGTGGTGGAATGATAAAAATACTGATGCACAAATCTTTCAATATTCCGTAAATATACATGATGAAGGATTCTCCGAACTTGTCGCAAAATGACACCGAGTGAATATAGGGATAAAGGGTAATAAGACGTATAATATTGACGTATCAGATGGCATTCTTGACAATATAAACATCGGAAAAACGACATATTGACATTCGACAACGGTCCGCAAACTATCGAATAATCTACACTCCGGGATATTCATGATCGACAACTATTTTTGAGAAAAAAAATACAATATTTACGGATTCAAAGATTTCAAAGAATTCATAAAAAGCGGGTTAGTATATGAGGTCGCATACGTTTTTTTAAAAAAATAATCTTTTCCGAATATGGAAAAAATCAGTCAATGTGACAATTATTGGCGAGAAAAAATCAATAAAAAACGTAAGCTTCTTTGACATCCTACCGATCCGGATATTTTGTACAATGAGGAAAATTGGCTTGAGATATCAGCCGAAAATGGATCGGAAATATAAAATACGAGTTGATTTTTTTGAAAAAAAAGTATAATGAAACCGTCCGAAAGGGCTGTTCTTTACAAACAATGTTGAAGCAATGTTATTATGCAGAGGTTGGGAGACTCTCTGTGCATAGTAACATTGCGGAATAAAGAACATAAATAATCCTCGTGCCGAGTCTCCAAAAAGCACGGGGATTTTTTAAATACCTTATTTTATTCTTATGAAAAAGACGTTCGTTTTTTATCAAGATTGGGAAGATTACACTGAAGAGATGACAATGGAAGAAAAATGATTGTTTCTCCAATCTATATTCCGATATAACACCGGGAAAGACCTTGGAGATATCTCGCCCATCAAGCTAATATGGACGAGAGTAAAAAAACAAATTGACGAAAATAATGAAAAATATAAAAATATTTGTGAAAGAAATTGAGAAAATTGAAAAAATTGATGAAGACCAAAAAATAATAAAATAACCCAAAAAAACCCAAAAAAACCCAGTGGGTTTTCAAAAAACCCAAATAACCTTGATAATGATAATGATAATGATAATGATAATGATAATGATAATGATAATGATAATGATAAAACTAGAATAGTACCTATTCATAGTTTTATCCATGAGGATTCGGATTTGAAGTTGAAATTGCAAGAATTCCTCATATTTCGCAAAGAAAAGAAATGTCCTATCCTCCCGTCTTCGCAAGTTGCTTTTACAAAAAAACTAGAAAAAATTAGCGGATGAGATCCACAAATCGCTATTAGCATACTCGAACAGAGTATTGCGAATTGATGGCAGGGAATTTTTCCGATTGAAGAAAAAAACCAACCAATAATGCAAAAATTTTGATACTAACTTTTAAAAAAATGCGTGCTTACATTTTAGAAATTCAGTGTTTTGACGAAAATATTTTCCAAATCGATTGAAATTATCAAGATTTTTGTGAAATCGTTTTGACTGGGAAATTAAAATTTTTGCAAATTAAAACCATAGATTGAGAGGAACTTATCCTTAATCTATCGACAATAAAAATGATTAAGAAAAAAAATATAATCCGAAAATATGAACGCCCGAATGGGAAAATTGAAACAAAAATAATTATAAATTGAATTTTGCGTGAATTGTCTGAAAAAGAATTATCCCTTCTCGAATCGTAAAATATGAAACAGATTCCAAATAGTCCAGAGGCGGAAAAAGGTGTTATTGGTTGCATTTTTTTTGAACCAAAAACGATTGAAAAGGTTATGCAAATCATAACCCATGAAGATTTTTATGACAAAAAAAATGCGTTGGTATACCAGGCAAGTATTGAATTATTTACTCGACATATCCCGATTGACTTGCTAACAGTCCGAGAATTCCTTGACGATAGACAACGCCTCGAAGACGTTGGATGAAATGAAGCATTGATATCAATCACGGAGTCTATATTTTCGCTTTCCAATGCCGTTCAATATGCACAAATTATAAAACAAAAAAGCATTTTAAGAAAATTCATAAAAGCCGGGAATGATATTTTTTTGTCCGGGTATAATGAGCAGGCTAACGCATCGGAACTTCTCGAGATGGTGGCAAAAACTTATGAAAATTTGTCTCTTATTACTGAAACAGAGGAAAAAGTATCGAAAATAAGCGATCTTGTTTTTTCCCTCCATGACGATATTGAAGAAGCAGTAGAATTCGGAGATAAACAACGATGATACGCTACTGGAATACCGACACTAGACAAATATACCGGATGAATTCAAAAGTGACGGACTGTGATTTTGTCTGCATATTCCAACACCGGAAAATCAGCTCTATCTTATGCCATAGCGAATTCGGTATTGAAGCAAGGCGGGAAAGTTTTATATTTTTCGCTCGAAATCCCGAAAGAAGACTTACGGGACCGATTGTTATCAAATTTTTACAAAATGCCAATCCAGGCATTTGAAAAAAAATCTTCTCTCAGCTCGTTCGATATGTCGTCATATGGCGAGAAAGAATTATACGTTGTCTCCGAAATGTTCGCCATATCAGACATTGAGCGAATCACTAAGTCAATCAAGCCAGATGTTGTTTTTATTGACTATGTCCAGCTGGTAAAATGAGATGGGAACGGAGAATACGAGCAGATGAATGACGTAGCCAGGAGAATTCGAAAGCTGTCCGCTGAGAATAATTGCGGAATATTCTACTTGTCTCAAGTGTCGAACGACGGGAAACAATTCAAAAAATGAGACGTCATCCCCTCGAAGGGGAGTGGTGAGCTTATATCTGTGTCGAATGTCGCTCTTGTTCGCAAGGAATGAGAATTCG